GCTATAGTAAAAAGAATTCCTGCCTTAGCGGTAATTGGATTTGCTGATGAAATAGCTGAAACGCTGCTAGGTCCTAACTTTGAACAAGAAACAAAAGAGACACTTTCAAGAGGTCTTAAAGGCGGTGGATTAGGTGCGCTTTTAGGAAAAAGATTTATACTTCCATTCGCTGCACTTGGTGCACTAGCGACTGATGAAAATAAAAAGATGTTAAAAGATATAGGAAAAAACTTAAAAACTAACTGGGATGCGTCTGCTAAAGTGCTAGCACCGTTTTTAGGATTTCTTCCATCATTTGATAATATATTAAAATTTATTGGAACTGGTACAACTAATGGATTAAAAGCAATAAAAGGATTTACTGAGTCTGGATTTAAAAGCGAAGAATTTCAAAAAAATTGGGGAGCAGCTGCTGGTTTATTAGGATCAGTTGCATTTTTACTAGCACCTGGTAAATTTATGAAAGCTCTAAAATTTTTAGCAACATTTGCGTTTAATAAAAAACGTCTAGTTGGATTAATAATGGCTGCAGCAGGTGGTAAAATTGCGTATGATCTAGCTAATAAAGAAGAAGGTGATCCAACTTTTGGAAGTAATATGGAAGATTTTGCTGCTGGTGCAGCGTTAGTAGGTGGTGGTACTTACTTTGGTGTTAAAGCTCTTAAAAATATGAGAGGCGTGCCAACTCAAGGTGATATGGATGCTCGATCACAACAATATAAAAATAAGCCTGGAAGTATAAACAAAACGACAAAGAGAGTAGTAGGCGTAGATGGAAATGATACTACTATTAAAAAAGGTGATAAAGACTATAAAGCAGCTCAAAAAAAGATACAAAAATTAGCTGGTAAAACTCCAGTAAAAATTTCAACTTTATTAAAATTTGCTAAAGGTAATGCACTTTTTGGTGGAATAAGTGCTATTTCTGAATTGGCACAAATGCATCCTAATTATACTGTAGAAGGCGTTGCTGGAGCTTTAGGCGGTCTTGGCGGCACCTTACTGGGCTCACTTGTAGGTGGAGCAGCAGGAATGGCAGGTGGACCTGTTGTTGCAGCAATAACAAGTGGTATTGGTGGTTTATTAGGTTATTTTGGTGGTGATATTGTCACAAGAGGTTTAGCAGAATGGTTGATGGGTAAACCTATAACAGCTTTACCGTTTGGAAATGACGCTTTAAATAGTTTACTAAATAGCAAAGATGCTAAACAGGCAAACAACGCATTAAAAAGTACTGGGCCTAAAGCATATGGAGAAAGTCCAGGTGCCTTAAAAGCAAAAACTGGAAGTTCTATTGGTGTACCACAGAATGATTATAATCAAAGATTAAAAAACAACATGTATAATATGTCAGGTATAGGCGATGCAGGTATTACTAATGTTAGCACTGGAAATAAAGTAAATTCAGATAATACCTCCTCTACTAGTAATACTAGTGTGTCAAACACATCGGTAAGTAGTAGAGGAGGAATCTTAGATTTACAAGATCAATTTGGATTTGGACTTAGTCAAACTTAATCTTGCTTTGCTAGTTTAGAGAAATAAGATAAAGTGTTAATGAATTTTCAATATACCATTGACCAGTTGGGCCTTTAAAACCGTGGTCCCAATATCTTACAAATGGAAGGCTATCTTCTGTACCAGGTAAGAACCTAACTACTGCATAACCATTACCTGCTTTATCAACAGTAGGTTTCCACACTCTATCGTCAACATATGACTTAGTCTCACCACTGTTAGTGGCTTCTGCTGCTTTGATAATTTTGCTAATATTAGAACCGCGATTGCGTTTTAGTGTTTCGAATGACATTGTATTTTTTCCTTATTGTATTGCTGAAATATGAACTGAAATATAATACTATATATACACAGTATTTTAGTTGAATAGTGATGAGTCAATAGGATTTTTCTTAGGTAAGTAATTTAAATCCATTGCCTCGGCTTCTAGCTTATCTTTAATAACTGGTGATATAAATTTTCGAATGTCTTCTAATTCTATACCGTTAGTTTCGCAAACCTTTATTATTGCATCCATATATGGAATCTTAAGATTTACTACGACATTTTCGATAAGCTTCGTAAATTTAGACTTTGTTAAAAATTGTTCTTCTATTTTCATTTGTCTAAAACCCTTAATAAAATTGTATCTTTGTTAATTCGACCATTAGTTTCTTTGCGTTTTGAAGACTTTGCATTTTCTTCAAGAAACTTTGTTATTTGTTTAAAATTCTTTGTAAGAATAATAGGAAAGAATTCTAATGGCTTTCTAAATTTAATTTTAAAACTTGATTCTCTATCAAAGTTTTTGATAGTAGTACCAGATATTTCAAAACCGCGAGGAGCTGCTGTTTCATAGTAACACATCTCTCTGTATTTTGTATTGAAAATATATAATTTTGTTTTTCCAATAATTTGTATAGGATGTATTGACACAATTTTAAAGTCGTTATCTTCTTTTTTGTATTGCATCTTAGCAACCTGTTTGTCAGCCGATGTCGGCTTTTTGATTTTAATTGTACGAGATGCTTTAGTTGCTGATCTTATTCTTTCTAGATCTTCAAGCATTGTTGTACACAGTTTAATTCTTTGATTGAGGGCTGACCTTTTAAGGTGGGAGTAACCTTCTACAGCTTGATCACATCTCTTATGGTAAGCATCTTCATAATCAAGTAGCCAACCCTCAATCATAGGCTTAACGTGGCTAATTGCCGTATTTGTTAAGCCATGATACTTGAATCTATCATATATATTAAAAGTGGCATCATCACCGTCAATCCACTTGTCTTCAAGTTCAAGTAATTCTTGTATAATAGTATTTTTAATCTTACGCGTTAATTTTTCTTGTGGTGATAATGATATCACATTGCCAATATCGTTATTGGCTAATTGTTTTTCTCTAAATAGAAGTTTACCGTTATTAACTAACTTACTAATATACTTCATTAAGTATTCATGCCATTCATTAGTTGATAAGGTTTCAGTTTCATTTAACTGATTATTATACCAAAATGCAGTTGCGCCATGGTGCGCAAATGTAAATTTATATTCTGGATTTGCCATAATGTATTTAGCATCAGTCTTGTTAAAGTTTTTCTTAACCCATGTTTTAACTGAGTTAATACAATCTTTTCTATCAACTTCAATGTGAAAATAATCTCTTACTGCATTAAATCCTTTTTCGATTGGAATACCAGCAAGACCAGTTCTTGCTCGTGATCTAACGGTTTTCTTTTTTAATTTCTTTGTTTGTATTTTCTTTAATCCCATATTAAACTCCCATTTATATGTTATTGGTTTCGATGTAATGCCGTGTTGAGCTTTGTACCATAGTTGGATATTTACCAAGATAAGTACCAGCGTTTAAATCTTTTTTAGTAACTAAATGCTTATGCATATGCTCAATATTATCATAATTTGCAAGAATGTCTTTTGCTAACTTATCAAATTCACTATCTGGAATTAAGTTAGTATCAAGTTCATAATATGCATATGCACACATTAAGTATTTAGCAATAGGATTTTTCATACAGGATGACCTCTTTGCATAAGATCTTGTTGCATTTCTTCAGTATCTGTATAATGCTTATCCTGATGAGCAATATTGATTTTAGTAGATAGTGTGACTGCCAGTCCACCGTTTCTATCTAGAAGTCTTTGAGCAAATTCATCTTGCTCTGCTGCTGATAACATTTCTAGATCATCTATCATTCTATTTAAATTAGCCATAAATTAAACTCCCTTTTTAATTTTATAGTATTATTATACACTATTTTTACGTAAATGTACACAGTTAATTTCACTTTTATTAAAGTTTGTTATGAACATGTTAATTAGTTTCTACGCATGGTAGCGTAATCAACAACATTTGTATCTTTGTTAACTGGCACCATATTGGATTTATGCATAGTAGCAATACCTGTAATATAATCGCCAGTATATTGATTAGCAGTTTTTTTAGTTGCAACACGACCTACATAATTAGATGTAGGTATTGAATTGCCATTACTGTATACTGGTACTTTATTACCAGAGTCTTTTGATTTGTTCTTAAGCTGATCAGGATGTACACCTCTAGCTTTTAACCATTTATCATGCTCAGCTTGTGCTTTAACCCAACCTGGTTTACGAAAAGCTTTTTTCTTTTTAGTACTATTATTATTGTAATAAATTGGTAATAGATGCATTGTCATATTGTACAGCTCCAAATAATTTAGTTAAATCGATATATCCATAGTTGATAGCAAATAGTATTGCGATTATTATCATAATAACAATTGCATTACGAAAGAACCAACCAACTATGGAAAAGAATACACCTACAATCAATGCTCCAGCTACTGTGAAAAAGAGGAGTTGAAAAAATAGTGGTAGCATTGATTGTATTTCAGAAGGACTAGGCATATATACCAGTGTCCAAATCTTGTTGCGCCTCTTTAGAAGTGGCGTAATAACCAGAATACCGGTTATATGGTTGGATAAATCCTTCGGAGTTATCTATGGCGCCTACATACCAACCAGCTGCTGATGCCATGATTACAGGTTCTGATACACCATCAGCATCAAAGTTGATATCTTTAATTTCTTTAATAAATTTCATTTAGTTACTCCCACAACAATATAAATTTTTTGAGGGGCTCTCTAACAATCGCTTTTACCTAGGAATGCCCCTCGGCGGTAAAAGCGGGTAGTTTTTATTGAAGGTTAATGGTTCCTTGAGTCCTACCAGACTTGTAAACCTCTGAGATTGTCGAGCCTATCGCTCTCTCTTATTCAATCTCTCGACCTTTACTATCGCTATGTCATTTTAAAAACCTCTTTTTTAATTTTATAGTAATATTATACCATACTTTTTAGCAAATGTAAAGGAAAATAAACATAACATGTTAATTAATTTTATTTTCATACATTTCAACTTTTTCATTTAGCTCTTTAATTCTTTTATATAAAGCATATTTTTCTTTAGTTTCTTCTGCTAATTGCAATTTTAGTAATTCTACTTCGTTATAGAGTTTCATCTTCAATCTCCATTTCAAATACAAATTCAGTATCATCGTTGTCGTCTAAAGTTAAAGTTACTTCATTTTCTTTTACGAACTTCTCATCAACTTTCTTTTGAAAGCTGATGATATTTGATTTAGGATTTTCCATTACGCCATCTCGGAAGCTGTGTAATGTTGTGGTAACTTATAAGTCTTTAAAGAAGCTAAGTCCGATAAAGTATAAATACGTATGTTTGTAGCATATGGAAAATGTGATAAAGCATTATTTATTGATTCGTCTTCAGTCTTACCGAAACCTGCAAGATCGATTCCGTTGTCAAAAGTTATTTCAGTAATAAATTCGATTTTGTCATTAGTATTTTTCATATTAAATTTCTCCGCTTTTTTGATTTTAATATATATATTATACCATACTTTTTAGCGAATGTACACTAAAAAATGCACTTATTTTAAAGTTTGTTGTTAACATGTTAAATGTTTTGAATGGATCTTACAACCAATAAAATTATTAAAATAATCATCATTTAATAATACGTTATTATCAAATTGAAGCTTTGCTTCGTGATATGACATATCACCTTTTGTTTTGCAGAGTCTTAATATTACTCTTTTAAACTTATCGGTTCCACGTTCTTCCACAAGTGTGCATACTTCATTGGATGATCCATAATACTGTTTCCAGTCAGACTCTGTACGCGTTCGTACTCGTCTCTTACGTTTTTTAGTGATGGGGAGGGTCTTAGGTTTCCAGAAATTCTTTTTTCCAATATACTTTTTGTTAGTATCGAGTTCTGTAATCTCATAAACGAATCCTTGAAATTCTTCTGGTGTTGCTTCATAAAGCTTGTCATTATAATACCACATAATGTTATTTATTCAGAATTAACAACCTCTTCTGGTTCTGCTCTTCTTCCGCACATTGGACAATATAATGGTTTTTCTTCAACTGCAACGAATGACGTTTCATAACATTCTTCACATTCTATTTGATAATCCTTCAATGATCTCTCTCTTTCTTTTATCAGACGCTTTGAACCACTCAGCTATTTCATGAGTGGTTCTTCCGCATCCAATACAAACTTTATTTTCTACTTTGCATACTTGTACACAAGGAGAAATTATATTAGAAGTCAATTTCACATTCACCGCCTGCACATGCAGCCGCTGCGAGGGTATCAACATCAGTATACTTCTTTTCTGTTATATCTTCTTTCCAATCAATTTGCTTTAAGTTTGATTGAATTTTTTTCCACTTATGTAATAGGTAAGAATCTTTTAAACAACCTTCAGATATTTTTCGATCGCCATCACAGTAATTATCTGCAAAGTTTTCAAATCTACGTATCCAATCTTTTCTAGCAGAGTTTTCTGAAGACTCTAATGATATGTCTATACCAAAACCTTGAGCTGTTGAACACGCATCCCATAGATTTGGATATACTTTAAGAGCATCAACTACTAAACCAGAAGCAAAGATTGCAGCATCACCGTATTTCTTAACCATAGTCTTAGAATCAATAACACCAGTATTTGGAGCCTGGTTATAATCTTTATCACCAGTCATTGCTAAGAATGAAATACCAGCAAAGGCATCACGATTTTCATATACGTATTTTTCCACGTCATCCCAATCATCTACAATAATAGTATTTGATACGTTATGTCTAATTCCCTTATCAGCACAGAGTTCTTCATTAGTTCCAGTTTCAACCCAATGCTTTTGAGCTTTCTTAACAAGTTCTAAATGTTTAATGCCTAATAAATCATCTTTATACATAGAACCTTTTTTAGGTAATATTGGAAATGAAACAACAACGTCAGTGCCAGTTGAAGACCAAACGGATTCTTCTACCATATAAGGATTTTGTTTTATAATAGCTTGTGTTATTTCTGATTCTTTATTCATTTGTACATTACGTATATACATATTTGAATGTTCAGCATGAATGCCAGAAGCAGTTTGTAATAGCACTGAAGCATTACCACTTGGCTTTACACAGGTTGTTCGAGCTGCAGGATTAATTTTAATAATAGCTGCTACTTCTTTATTAACTTCTTTAACAATCTCTGCACCCTTTTCAAGTATCTCTGCATTGAAAAGAATTTCTGGATTATTCATCCAACCAGTGATCGATACTCCAAGTAAAGCTTCTCTTTCAAAAATCTTTTTTGAGGTATTGCTTAAGAATTTAAAGTCTGTGTACCCAGCTTGTAGGGTACCGAGGATGGATGCTGCTCGACATGCCTTATAAAAGTCCTCCTCGGTATTGCATTTCCCTCCGTTAATTTCAGTTAGGTTACAACCTTGCCAACCTGACTTACCATTGATCTGAGGATACATACCAATTTCCACGCATGGATTTGTAGTATGCTCTGTAGATTCAACGAAGACGAATCCTGGTTCTCCAAATTGCTTGACAGATTCCATAATCTTGCCAAACTCTTCAGGGGTAGTCTTATCTCTTACAATAACTGCAGAGTTATTTGACCTACCTCTTTGTGGATTATCCATGAACCAATTACCAGTTTTTGCATTCATCATTTCTTCATCGTCTGGAGAAAAAAGACAAATAGTAGCTGACCTTCTTACGCCACCTGATAATACTGCATCTGCTGCATGCATAGTAATATCGTATGCATTTATAGGCTTTATTGGAAGTGGTTCTTTGGAATCTAATACAATACCTTGAAGTAAATGTTCTATTTTATCAAGTGATTTACGTAAACCATTTGGCCCAGGTGCTTTAAATCCACCAGATATTTTAGAGCCTTTAGGTCTTATTTGTGATAAATCAAAGTATACTCTTCTTCCTTCGTATTCTGGGTATTTACCCCCACCTACAAAGAAAGATGACATTAATATGTCTAATGCTGAAGCCCAACCTTCTATTGAGTCTTCAACTATATAACCTTTCGCTTGTTTAGTTCTGTTTTGAAGTTTCGGTAATTTTTTAATATGATGTTTTTGTACAGAAAAACCTGCACCAGCACCGCATAACAAGATATAAAATACCTCGCCAAAAAATTCTGGTCTATTAACATATGAAGATGTACAATTATACATTCTCATTTGATGTTTCATTAATTGCTCACCACCAAACTGTAAAGCACGTTGTGCACCTAAAACTCTTTGTTCTTTATATGCTGAACGAGCTTCTTCTACAAATGGTTGTAATCTATTATTATTAGTAATATAATGTTGTTCGTGCATATCTATTACACGATCTACTGCCTCGTCCCAAGATTCGTATTGGCCTTCGCTATCTTTATAGCGTGAATAGCCTTCGTAGAACTTAGTTTGAGACAAAAAATTCCTTGTGTCAACGAATTGTTGCATCTCTTATCCTCTTATCTTTTGTGATTGTTATATCTATTATATATTAAAAAACTAGTTTTGTAAAGGAATTAATTGTCGTTTTTCGAAAAGAATTTTTCAATCATTTCAATTCTATCGTATGCTGAAGACATTTTATCTAGTTCTGCTATTACAGCTTCAGTGACGTCACTATGTTCGCCTATTCCTGCTGGCATAGTTCTATATACTTCAATATTTGCTTTATGTACTTCAAGTTGTCCTTCAGCTTGTTTTCTAGCTGCTAGTATTATTTGTTCGCCTACTTTCATATTATCTCCTAAATAACTTTTGCGTTTACTTTTCTGTGTTTATTCCATGCAACAAATCCGCCTATTCTTAATGCCCAATAAGCAAGATAATTTAATAAGTAGAATCCGTTGACTTCAATATTAATATCTCTAAATGTTTGGTCCATCCATTTCTGTGACTTGACGCCTAAAGTTAATTTACTATGTTTATTTATTAATAGTGTTTCGTACTTATATCCGTAATCATGAATCAAACCACCTATTAATAATACTCCAACAGGTGATAAAAACTGACCTAAGAATTTTGGTACACTTGCCCCATCAAATTTAAATCCTGCTGGTATTAAAAAACTTTGGCCATTTAAAGAATAATTAAAATCTTTAGTTATTTCCCAATGCCTTGATCCAAATGACCACAATAAAATTGCGCCCCAAAAGCCTTTGCCCTTTGTAGCTATTTTGATTGGTTTCATTTCTGGATAATTTTTGTATTTAAAATTTACTATATTATCTATTTTCTTATCAAACATGTTAATAATAAATCCTATAATGATTAAAATAATAAATGTGGCCATAGGCCAAAATTTTATTGCTAAGTCTAAAATAAAGTCCATTATTTTTTCTCCTGATTAGGTTTTACTGCTTTCTCATAATATAATATAATTTCTCTTTGTTGTTCTATATATCTTTTTATTTGCTCAAAGTTTATAGCTAAGTTTTTAAATGATTCTGGACTTAATCCATATATAACAAATTCACCCATTCCTGCTTTAACTTTTTTTATAACTTCAGGTAAGTTTTTTTCTGTTATTACAATCACGTTAGCATCAAGCATTTTAATAGCTTTAGGTTTTTGTGCAATTGCAATAGTTGGTACTATAACATTGTCAACTGTTATTATTTCTTTTTCAGGTTTCCAACTACAACTACTTAGTAGCAGAATTGATAGAACCAAACAATTTGTCAACTTGTTCATTAATTCTTTTTTCCTGTCCTATAGGATCAATTAGGCTATTTTTAATTATATCGGTTTTAGCTAATAGGTTTGCAATTTCTTTATTATTTTCTTCAGCTTGACTTAATTTTATATTCAGATCTTTACTGAGCTTGATCTGTTTTTGCATATTTTCTTGTAATGATTTTATTGTAGAGTCTTTTGATTTAACTGCAACCATAAGTTTTGCATTATTATCTCTTAATACTGCCATACGTTGCATAGTATCATTATATACAAAATAAGCTCCATAACCTATTCCAGCTAAAATAGCCAAAACAAATATAAGAATATATAGCCTAGCCATGATCTTCTATATATTTTCTAAATCTTTTTAACAACATAGGAAACTTATCTTTTTTCATACGCTTATCATGCATCGTAGTTGTTTTAATACGAGGACCCATTGCTGTGTCTGCAGGATTCGGTATTGAAGCAGTAGATGTCATGTCTTCGGTTTTACCTTGTGCTGATTTTAGCGCGGCCTGTGTAGGTGCGCCCGGGTCACCTTTTTTACGCATCTTTTCTCCACGTTTTCTTTTCATATGTATGTTATGCCAAAGACCTTTATTTTTTTCTTCCATGGAAGTATCCTCTTCATTAAAATAATCTGTTTTTGTGCTCTTACCTGCTTTTTTAATTATATCTAATCCACCAGGGATGTGCTTTGAATACTTATTTACATATTCTTTTGCTTTTTTTTCACTACTGTGATAGCTCATTATATATCTAGACTTAGGTGCGTTTGGTTGTACAACTGCGTGTGTGTAAGATGTTATTTTATCGCCTTTAACTCTTCCGGAAATTCTCATCTTATCAACTCTCCAGCCGCTACGTAAATATCTTGATTTGTTTTTATATGAGTTGCTTCATATATGTCTATACCAAAAACATCTCCTATAGGATAACACTCTTCTTTTATTCTTACTTGATCTTTAGCCCACACTAATTCACTACATGATTTATTTAACAATTTAGAATTTTGTACTCTATACATGCCTGGTGATAACTGTTTATTTTCTAATAAAAACCACTGATTGTTTTCATTTAAAAAATCTAATATGTCTATATTACATTTCTCACATATATCTGTCAATCCTTTTTCACCGATATTTGCTTTTTCCTTAACGAGATAAAGCGCTGACGCAAAAGATCCGAGTTTACTTCCACCTCCTGGAAGCTTTGCGACGAGCCTTTTGATGTTAGCCACAAGGCGAACGAAAGGAGTATAAGCAGACTTTTTGTCATCCGTGTCAATCTTCACGTTCCTATCTCTTTTTCCATTTTCGTCAATAACGCCTTCTTTATAAGCATCCCAACTTTTCCAATCCATAACCATCATTCTTATAAATCGAAATGCATATACTGTATCAGCTGCGCTTTTGAGTATTCCCATTAAATCTTCCTTAACTTGTCTATAACGTATGGATCCATAACTATCCCAGTATATTGATCATTACGAATATAATTTAAAAAAATCAAAAAAGGTTTAACTACAGGCCAATGCTTATGTTCAAGCTTTAAGTCCAACATTTCACAAGCGGCTTCACTTCCAAACATGTTAAAGATAACTATAAAATGATTTAGTAATAAACGATAAGGTAAATCATCTGTTTCAAGATAGCGATTTAACAATCGTTTTATATACTTAAATCTTTTTAAGTCTTCATAAAACTCATCTATGTCAGCGAACTTAGGATTTCTATAGTGTCTAGCAGCATATAGAAATAAGTTCTTTTCAGTTAGTTCTTTAAATATCATTATAAAATTATATATTAATGTTCTACGTTATTTCTTTTAGTTCTTGTATTAATGTTGTCTTTGATTTTCTTCTATCTAATTCAACACCATGTTCTCTGCCAACTGATTCAAGTTCAGCCTTTGTCATACTTTCGTACTCACTAGGTAAATTGTCTTCAGTCATAAGTTCGACTTTAGCTTCTTGAAAATTAGTAGGAGCTTCTTTTAACATTTGTGGCTCAGGACTAACGCCTAAGTACTCATTAATAGCTTCTTCTGATATTTTCCTAGAAACTAAGAGCTCTCCAGTTCTAGGATGCCTCCAACCTTGAGGAGTTGGAATAGCATCTTTTTGATAATTTGGTGCTTGCATATTATTACCCTATTTTATGATGTTTCAAATCAGATTTTTTAAAATCTGGATCATAATGCTTTTTCAAGAATTTATGCACATGATCGTCGTCTTTGTGTCCAATATGAACAACTGGATTACCACCACCCGGTCCGTTCATAGTATGAATCTTTGCTTTAATACCAGCTTTCTTAGCACTAGATACAACTTTCTTTACATGATCATCCATTACATCAATTTCGTGAGTATAGTCTTCTACAACC